TCTTGAAACCCCCTGGTTTATCTAGTACAAATACGACAACATATTTAAGTTTGAATTTTCCCAACGGACTTTTGTATGCATGCCTTATAGAAGCACTTTCTTTTCTAAAGGGGCCAAATGATCTCTTGCAATTATACGAAGGAAAGTATAAACAAGTATTAGAAGGCTTCTCAATAGAACAAATGGGAAGAAGAAGACGAGACGAATATCAAAGTGGTGTTCCTCGGATAGGAAAATAAGTTAAGGAGATAAACATGGCTATAACACAAGCAATTGCAAACAACTTTAAAAAGTTATTGATGGAAGGAGACTTCAACGGGAAGGCTTCTGGCGGTGATAAATTTAAGTTAGCTCTTTATACTTCTTCCGCTACTCTAAACTCAGCTACAACTTCTTACACAACAGGAAATGAAGTTGGTGCAAGTGGTACATATTCAGCAGGTGGTGGAGCTCTTGTTAACGCAGGAACTTCTATGACTGCAGGTGTGGCTAGAGTCGATTGGGCAGACCTTTCTTTTACAGGGGTTACACTAACGGCTAGAGGAGCATTAATTTATAATACATCATCAACGACTACTAAGTCAGCGGTGTGTGTTTTAGATTTTGGAGGAGACAAAACAGCTACTTCTGGTACATTCACAGTTCAATTTCCAGCAGCAACTTCAACAGCAGCAATTCTTAGAGTCTCGGGATAATAGGGAGGTAACTTCCTATGTCAGCAGGATGGAATAGACTTACCTGGGGGTTTGGTACCTGGGGTTTACTTGGTAATATTACTGTTAGTTTAACAGGGCAAGCATTAACTGCTTCCTTGGGTAATGAAACAAGTAGTGCCGACTATACTAATATTCCTACTGGTCAAGCTTTAACTGCTGCCCTTTCTAGTTCAACATCCGTAACTGGAACTACCAGTGCATATCCAACAGGTCAAGCATTAACAACTACACTCGCAAACGCAGACGCGGGCCCTGATGCAATGTTAAGTACTAACCTTGCAACAATGGCTCTTGGAAGTGTTGAAGCTTATAACCAATCAGGTTGGGGAAGATATTTTTGGGGTCAATGGGTTTGGGGCGCTGAAGGAGATTGGGCAAATGTAAGCGTAACAGGTCAAGCTTTAACCGCGGCTCTAGGAACTGAAACAGTTCAAGCCGATGCAACTTTAACTCTTAATACTTTAAATGTAGCACAAATTACTTTAGCTAATGTAGACCCCGCACCAGATGCGATGATTACAGGCAATTTCATGATTGCCGCTTTAGGCACTGTCTCTGGTGTAGCAGATCATGTTGTTAGTCCCACAGGACAAGCATTAACAGCCACATTAGGAACAGCTACTTTAGATGCAAATACACTTCCCACTATTACAGGTTTTGGTTTAACAGCAGCTTTAGGTACAGGTACAACTGTTGTAGGAAATGCAGTTATAAATGTAACGGGATTTGGGTTGACTGTAGCCGTAGGAAGTGGTAGTGCTTTAATCTGGAATGAAGTAGATACAGGTTCAGCACCTTTAGAGCCTCCAGGATGGCAAATAGTGGCTGCATAAAGAGGTTTGACAGAAACCACTTTTTTTAATAATATGAATATATAAGGAATTAAAAATGGCTAACTCGACATCAGCAAGTCTAAAACTTACAGTACAAGCAACCGGCGAAAATTCGGGAACTTGGGGACAAATTACAAATACAAACTTATTAATATTAGAACAAGCTATTGGTGGTTACGATGCGTTTAATGTAACTAATGCAAGTAGAGCATTAACTTTTACCAACGGTGCTGTGTCTAATGGAAAAAATGAAGTTATAAAATTAACAGGTACATTAGCTGCAAACGTTAATGTTACTATTCCAGATTCTGTAGAAAAAACATATACAGTTTGGGATGGGTGTGATCATGCTGGTTATACACTAACTTTCAAAACTACTTCTGGAACAGGGATTCTTTTATGTGAAGGCCACACTTATCAATTATGGTCTGATGGAACTAATGTTTATAAAGGTTCTGAATTAAAAGTATGGAGAGCAGTTACTGCAGCTGAAACAGTTCAAGCAGGTGCTCAACTTTTAGTAAATACAAATGGTGGAGGAGTCACGGTGACACTTCCAGCGTCACCAAGTACAGGTGATATGGTTACATTTGTAGACCAAGGTTATGATTTCAATTCAAATGCTTTAGTTGTTGGTAGAAATAGTTCTAACATTGCTAACGCAGCATCAAATTTAACAGTTAACACACAAGGCGCAGCTTTCTCACTAGTTTTTTCTGGTGATGCTACTACTGGCTGGACTTACACAGAGAAATAGGAGATAATAAATTATGTCAAATTACGAAGCTACAAAATACGATTTCTCTGGTGCCAACCTTACAGGTATCGAAGGAATTCCAACAGGTACTATTGTACCGTGGTCGACTGGTTCAGTACCAACTGGTTTCTTAGAGTGTAATGGTGCAGCTGTTTCAAGATCAACTTATTCAACATTATTTGGAGTTATTTCAACTACTTATGGAGTTGGTGATGGAGCTTCAACTTTTAATTTACCGAATTTACAAGATAACGTAGCAGTTTCAAAATCTCCTACTAAAAATTTAGCTTCAACAGGTGGGGCAAACACAGTTCAAGCAACTGGAAATGTTGGAGGTTCAACAGCTAACGCAACTCTTTCAACAGCACAACTTGCTTCTCACGGTCACGGAATCACGATAGCACAGTCGCCAACTGGATCTGAGAATTATTACCGGGACATGCCCCCTCTAAAACGAACTTCTACAACATATAATACTGATAATGCAGGCTCAGGTAGTGGGCATGATCATAATATGAGTGCAACTTTTACTGGAGATTCTACTTCAGTTGTGCAACCATATTTAACAGTAATGTACGTAATTAAAACTTAAGGAGAATAATAATGGCAACAAATGCAAATTGGACAGTAATATGTGAGGATAAAAAAATCATCAAAAATAGTGGTGATGGTGCAGGTACGGATTATGTTATTGATGATAATACTTTTTGGAGTCAGTCTAAATTTTCAAATATTTGGGCTATTCAACATGGAACCACTCCAAGTTCTGATGAAGTAGAACATAGAGATTCTACTCCCCATAGCGCTTACGATGAAGGTACTCTGGGATCTTTTCAAGACTTCATTGATAAATGGGATGCAGCTCACTTAGCAAAATTACAAGCTGATTGGGATGCGGACACAAGAGAAGAATCAGAAAAAGGCGCTAGACCTACTTCCTACTCATCTTAAAAGCACTTAATTTATTTCTAAATTTAAAGTGGTCAGACTTAGGCTCTATATTAAAAACTAAACTATATCTATTTACCTTACCTTCGTATTTATTAAAACCATGATAAATTTGAGGTGGAAAAATATAATAATCACCAGGTTTTGGCACAATAGATATATTTAATTCTGGTAATATTAAATCACAACCTTCAGTTAAATATAAAATACCATAAAACATGTCATGAACGTGATAGTCTATACTATCTCCAGGTTTTATTTCATTACCCCAAACTTGACGTATGGTATGTTTTTCTAAAAAATATTGAAACATTTCAGGGTGACTCATTTGATATTTATTAATTAAATAGTTTCTAAAATTAATAAAATTTTTATCTTCTTTAAATTGTTCCCAATCAGTCCTCCCTCCTTTTACGTTAGTAAGATAACTCATGTTAGGGTTTATATTTTTTTTAATTTCTGTTATAAAATAAGCTATTATTTCAGGGTAAGGATAATGTCCAAAAATTATATTAACGTTTCTTGGATATGTAATATTTATGCTATTATTATTTGGATTTAATTTTGACTTATTATCAAATTTAATCATCCTAATAACATCCAAGAAGTCAAAAGATATTTTTCACCTTTTAAAGGCGGATTTCCTCTATGAACATAGGGAAAGCCTGCAGGCCAAATAACTATTCGGCCTTGTTTAGGTTTTACTCTTTTGGAAAAATGTAAAAACTCAGTTTCTCCACCTTCCTCTACGTCGTTTAAATAAACTGCAAATACAAAAGCTCTTTTTTCGCTGTCACCTCCTTCTCCATGTTCGATATGCCAAACATGGTATCCTTCGGTAGGTAATGTTTTTTGAATTTTTAGACCTGTATAAGAAAGTTTTTTTCCTCCATAAGCTTCCGAGGCACCTGTATTTTTCACATAATGGTTCCATGCTAAATCAAAATTAAAGATAAGTGATTTTAATGGTTCCCACCATATCTCTAGAGTATTAGGAGTTGCAAAATATTGTTGATCTTGTTTAAAAGTGACAGGGGCCTGTTCAGCAGCGAGACGATTAAAGGTTTGATTAAATTTATATTGATCATCAAATAATTGAATAGCCTTATTACATTCATCGGTGGTAATATAATTATCGTAAGTTGCTATGAAATTATTAATATTAACGGTTTTTTCTGTCATCTTTAGCTTTTAATTTTGTCCCTTTCATTCTTTTATAAATTAATATATAACCCATTATATGCTACAGAAATTAAACTTCAAGCCAGGATTTAACAAACAAGCTACAGAATCAGGGGCCGAAGGTCAATGGACAGATGGCGATTTTGTTAGATTTAGATATGGTTTACCAGAGAAAATAGGGGGATGGAACCAATTAACTACGGCAGAAGAAACATTGCCAGGGCCGGCAAGAGCTCAACATGCATTTACTAGTTTAAGTGGTGAACGTTATACAGCAATTGGAACAAGCAAAGGTTTATTTCTTTATTATGGAGATCAATTTTTTGATATCACTCCTCTCGATACCGCAATTACAGGTTTTACAATAACTACTACGAATGGTTCTGATGTAGTACGATTTAATAAAGCTTCTCATGGTTTAACCCAAGGAGAATACGTTGTCATCAGTTCCGTCACAGTTACTGGAGATTCTAATTATACTGCATCTGATTTAGAAAAAAATTATGAAATTATAACCGTGGATTCTGGTGGTGATTGGTTCGAAGTACAAGCTTCAAGTAATGAAACTGGAGCAGGTATGACAGCTGCTGGTGCAGCAACAGTTACTCCTTATATAACTGTTGGACCTACCACTCAAACATTAGGCTATGGTTGGGGTACTTATTTATGGGGAAGTTCAACATGGGGAACAGCTAGAACAACAAGCTCAGTGGTTCTGGATCCAGGGAGCTGGAGTCTAGATAACTACGGTCAAGTTTTAGTTGCTACTCTATTTAATGGAAAAACTTTTACTTGGAATGCGGGTGCTACAAATCCAAGAACCATAAGAGCATCACAATCAACAACAAATTTTGCAACTACAAACAATCCAACAGCTTCTATTATGACTGTAGTTTCAGATAGAGATAGACATTTATTTCATTTAGGAACTGAAACCACTATTGGTGATCCTACTACTCAAGATCCAATGTTTATTAGATTCTCTAACCAAGAAGATTTAAATACTTATGCTCCCACCGCTACTAACACGGCAGGAACTTTTAGATTAGATAACGGAAATGAAATTAGAGCAGCGGTAACAGGTAAAGATTATCTTTTAATTTTAACTGATACCGCAGCTTACTTAGCTCAATTCGTTGGGCCACCTTTTACTTTTAGTATTAAATTAATTGGAACTAACTGCGGATGTATCGGTCAGCATGCTGCTGTTGCAGCAGATGGAGCTGTATATTGGATGGGTGATGCAGGTGGATTTTTTAAATTTGATGGTACAGTTAAATACTTACCTTGTTTAGTTGAAGATTTTGTTTTTAATAGTAATGGAAATAATTTAGGAATTAATTATTCAGCTAGTAGATTGGTTGCTGCGGGGCATAACAATTTATATAATGAAATAAACTTTTTCTATCCTAAAGATGGTAGTACTCAAGTCGATAGATGTGCCACTTTTAATTATGGAGAAAACGTTTGGACAACCAGTTCACTCTCTAGAACAACATGGATCGATGCAACTGTCTTTAATAATCCTTATGCCACCGACTATACTTCTACAACTACCCCTGTTTTTCCAACTATTTTAGGAATTACCAATAAATATGGAGCTAGTATGTATTATTCTCAAGAAGAAGGAACTGATCAGGTTAATAGTTCAGGGACTACTTCTATTAATGCTTACATTAGATCTGGAGATTATGATATTACAACGCGAAAAAATATGATGGGTTCATCAACGGGCGTTGCAGATTTTAGAGGAGATGGAGAGTATTTTATGTCAGTTAGAAGATTTTTACCTGATTTTAAATACTTATCAGGTAATGCCAAGATTACTTTATATGTAAGTTCTTACCCTGACTCTACTCCTGTAAGTTCTCCACTAGGCCCCTTTACAATAACTACAACTACTGATAAGATAGATACTAGAGCCAGAGGAAGACTGGTCTCACTTAATATTGCTAACGACGCTACAGGCGAAACGTGGCGATATGGTACATTAAGATTAGACGCACAAGCGGACGGGAGAAGATAATGGGTGGACTATACGATATATTAGCAGCTTATAGACAACAAAACGAACCTCGTTTTATATACGAAGGTTTATATCAAGATCCTGATAGATTTTTAGATTATGATGATAGTATAACAGACTTTACTGGCCAAGCTGATTATCCTTTTACTGGAAATATTCCTACTAATGCACGAGCAAGATATGACGCAAGAGCTTATAACACAGATGAACCATTACCGAGTCCATATGGTGTAAAAGACGGAACTTTTTTTGAAGACTTTAATCCAAGAGTAGGAATTATAACTCCTTTTCAACCCTATGAAAATCCAACGTACCAAATGAAACAACAAGTAGGAATGGTTCCAACAGGTATTATGGATATAGACACTGATGTGCCTAGTATACCTTTTGGAACAAGTGTAGATAATTATCAAGGGTTTACAGACAAAACAGCTAGAGATGTCCCTGTTCGTAATATACCTGTTCGTAATATACCTTTTCGTAGTATACCTTTTGGAACAAGTGTAGATAATTATCAAGGATTTACAGACAAAACAGCTAGAGATAGTGAAGAAGAAGAACAAAACTGGTTTCAAAAACTTATGAATAATAGTTTGATGGCTAAAGCCGGTGGTATTTTAAATGCAATTTTTAGACCTAAACAATCTGATCGTTATAGACCTGCTACTATGGGAATAGGTTCTTATAGCCCAGCAGCTTTAAATCAAATGAATGCTATGGGTGGTTATTATTCTAGACCTGCAATGGACCAAAGAAGCAGGCAAAATAGAATAGCTAACATGATACTAAGAAGAGATGCAGATCAAAATTATTCAGAGAAAAATTTAGCAAACCTACAAGCACAAATGTCAGGTCAGCCAAGTCAAGCTCAGTTTGCTACTCCAAAAGCTGCTGCAAGATCACCTAAGGTAGGAGTGTCTGGTTATACCTCTGGAGACGTGGCTAGAGAATCTAGACGAGGACACTATGGCTAAGATAACTAGTTATATACCTGAACCTAAACAGGAATACGATGTTAATAATCAAAGACAGATTTTAGAGTCTTTAGATAGTATGAAACAACAATTAAATTTTTCATTTCAACAAGATTTAAAAAACGAACAAGACGCTTTTAATTACTTTTTATCATAATGACTATACAATATAAAAATCAAGGTTTTAAACAAGCCGATGTAAACAAAGCTACGGTTCTTACTTGTCCTACTGATGGAGTGATTATCGTTAAAAGTGTATATTGTGCAA